TTCATCTGTATTATCAAATATTTCACCTGTATTAGCACAAATTACTTTCTTTCTTTGGAATGGTTGTTTTATAATTGTTTCACCATCTACTCTTTCCCAGTGATAACCACCAGCAGTTAGTTGCCGACCTTTGATTACATCTCTAACTCCATAGCAATACTTTCTTTCAGCTTCAGTAATTGAATTGAATTCTTCTCCTGTCTCAACACACCTTACTTTCATTCCTCTTGCCAAGGCAAAAAGTTTTTTCTTACTTTCATATAATCTTGAGTTTATATATCTTTTTTGTTCATCTTTATTTATAACTCCCATCATTCTAAAAGCGTCTATGAGCTTAAAATTTTCTGGATATATCTTTGTGAGAAGATAGTGAGCAAGAAAATGTTCTCTTGCTGTAAGAGTAACTAAGTTGCTTGGCTCATCACTACCTCCTAAGCACCTTGGAAGTATATGGTGAACTTCCGAATACTCAAGTTCTCTTTTTCCAAGAGATTTAACATAATTTATATAATCGTAATAATTTTTTTCATAATTCATTTTCTTACCTTCTTGCCATCTCTAATATTCATTGTATTATAATCAATTGTGACTGGCAAAATTTCTCCATTAGAGCCGTTTCTGTTCTTGTCTATATAAATACGTTGCTCTGCTATATGGTCTGTTTCACCCATCTTCTTTTCAACGTCAGTTTGGTTAATAATTATTAGGTAATCGCTAGTATCAAGTATTCCCCTCGATTCAGAAAGATCCTTTGATGTTACTAATCCTTTTGTCCCTCCTTTATCGCCCATTCCGGCTCTATTTATCTGTGCTGCCGAGAAAACAGGGCATTCAAACTGCATAGCCAAATTTCTCATTTCCTCAGCTACAATCTTATTATAAGTATATGAATTATCATCGCCTCTTTTTACATTGTTGGCAGCAGTAATAAGGATATAATCAATAACAATAAAATCAGGTTTGAATCCTTCAATAGTATAAAGATCCATAAGATAATTGGCAAAATCGTTACAGCAAGCCGTATGAGCTGGATAATTTTTTATCCTGATATCGCCACCATTAAAAGAAGCAAATACGGCATCTATCTGCTCTTTTGTCATATTAAGAACATCACAGCCAGATTTAAGAAGAAGAGAAGAATACAATCGTCTTGCCAATCTTTTCTTATCTACTTCTAGAGAGAAGAATACGCCTTTTTTTCCAAGACGCATATTCTCAGTTGCTACCTGACCTAACCAAATAGTCTTACCAATACCAGGGGTTCCACAAAATACTGTAAGTTCACCAGCACGAGGAGAGCCTAAAACTCTATCAAGAGCAGGGGTTCCAAATGTAAGTCCAGAATCCTCATCTATTTCTTTTAATAAAGAAAGTGTTTCATCTATATTAGCAAGAGATACGCCAAAATCTTTATCAAGATTAATATTTACGGCTTTCTGCATTCGATCATTAAGATTATCGAATTTACCATTGGCAATATCTATTTCATTAAGATAAGTAGCTTCGACTGCTCTTTTTGTTTTTACAAACTTAACAGTTTCATCTCTTATATAAGAAAGTTCTATCTGAGATAAATCCTTTTTAAAGATTTCATCTACTGCTGCTTTTGTAGCTTTTGCCAGAAGCGGATCGTCTTTAAGTTTTTGACTGCCTTCTACAAGAATATTCATTGTTTCTAATGAAGGAAGCTTCTCATACTTATCATAATAAATAGCACAAGTATTAAGTATCCACTGAAGCTTATGGTCGTTAAAATGATTTTTGTCTTTATAATTATCTGTTCTTAAATATTTTCCTACTTTTAAATAAAAAGATTTATCCCTTATCAAATTGGCAAGTATTAATCTCTCCAAAGTAGCTGAGTTAAATTTCAATTCATCACTTGTCATAACATCCTTATTCTATCATTTTTTTAAAAATTTGTCAAATAAATTTAATTAGCAAAAATGATAATCCAAAAACCATATACCAGAAAACTATTTGCTCAAAATTCATTTTTTATCTCCAAAGAAAAAGTCATCAGGTAAAGTAAGCAAGTCATCCAGCCAGAAGCAACATTTATACCTATGCATAAAAACAGGAAGAAGCTTTGGAACTTTTGCGTGATGAAGATAATACGAATTAAGATATGTAAAAGGAATAAAAACTATCCTTTTATGATTATCATATTTAACAATAAGCATTGGTTCTTTATTTATAGATGCTGCATCTCCGTCATTCTGTTCCATCCAAGAATGTAAATCTGACTTATCATTAAAAAACTCCCAGATAGTTGCTTTTTCTTTATTATAATTCTTATGTTCTATGCTAAACTTAAAATCAGAATTATTACAGAAAATATCAGAAGTCATCATTTCTTTCTGCGCTTCTGTCAAATAATCTTTCTTCTCTCTATTAGCACCACCTACATAAGCTCCAGACATAGGAGTTCTTGAAAAAACAGCTAATCCTTTGAAACGCTCGTTAAGGATATCCTTAGCCTCGCGTTCCCCACGATTACCTTTTTTTTTGCTGTTTATGGCTTTTCTTCTGCTTGTTCTTCTTGCTATTTCTTCACCTACATCGTTGAAGAATTCTTTTTCTATATCTTCTATCATAATCAATAATCAAAAAAACTTTCACCTTTTGTATTACAAAATCTACTAAGAATATCAGGTGCTTCATCATTAACTTTTATATTCTTGAATTTATCCTGTGCTTCTTTTAAAGCTTTATATTCTTCTGTTTCAGGTGCTTTCTCAAGTTGAACAGTTTCTCTCTTTTCTCCTTTCAAAGTTTTAGAATTAGCAATATGAACCATTTCTTCTTTTGAAATAGATGGTTTTTTTTCCAATTCTGCCACTTTTGCTTTTAAGCTTGCTATTTCTTTTTCTTTTTCAAGTTCGGCAATTCTTGCTTTTAAAACTTCTATTTCTTTATCTTTATCATCCATTAAGCTGCCTCTTCTTTTGTATTATTTCCAATATTAGAAAATTCCTCGTTCAAAGAATTTATGAGTTTTTTCTGTTCCTCAATCTTCTTCTTATAATTATTCTGGCATTTCTTCAAGAACTCAATAAATTCTTTTTTATTCTCTTCTACAATATCAAACATATCCCTGGCATCACAATCTGTCACCCTTTCATTGATATTGAATTTTATCTCTGCTTTTTTATAAACTTTTCCGTGTGCCTTAATAGGATTAACCCTGCCATCCATAAAATTAATATAGTCATCAAACCTGTTAATCTTCATATCAAGCAAAGGCAACTGTTTTTCTGCTTCTGAGATACTCTCTCTTACTTCTGTTGCTTTATTAAAATCCTCTAATGTCATTTTCACTCCTTAGTTAAACAATTTTATAATTTTTTCCTGACCTTTATACTCTTCTATAAAGCCTTTAAAAAGCAATTTACACATATTAAGTGATGGACCTACATATCCTTCTGATGGTGGCTCTGTTACCAATCGCTCAACTTCATCACTTCCTCTATAAAGGTAATCCTCGTGCCCATCATCAGTGCAAACATATTGATAGCTTTCTATTCCACCTTGTCCTTTCATTAATTTAATGTCTGTCATATTAACTCCTAAAATATTTTTTTAGAGAAAAGATTTTCTCCATATTTTTCACACTCTTTATATAAAATATAATTTTTTCCAGTTCCTATTTTTAATTCATTCAAATCTTTATAGGGTTTTGGAATATTATATACATAAATATCTAAACCTGTGTATGGACAATAAGTAAGTATCTTACTTATATTTTTATCCATTTTTATTCTTCCAGTTTCGTCGCTGTCAGGTACATATATTATTTTCTTTACTTTTTTATCAAAAAGCTTTTCAAGTTGCTTAGTTGAAATATCTGCTGATAGTAAACAAGTAGATGCTTGATCTCTTGTCAAAGACATACTATCAAAAGTTCCCTCACAAAGAACAACTTCTTCATTTATATTATCTATGTTAAAAAGATAATTCTTACTGTCAAGTTTTGATGGGGTTATATATCTTAAAAAAGCATCTTTTTCTATACTTCTTGAAATAAAATAAACTAATTTTTTTTCCTCAAAAAAAGGAATTATAATTCTTTTATGATATACAGAATTTTGATTGTAAACATATCCAAGAGTTGGATAATAATATTCATCCAAATTTCTGTCTTGAACATATTTGTATGCTACTTTTCCAAATAATCCTAAATTCTCACAATTACCAAAGAGCTTTGGTTTGTCTTTTTTTATAAAATCTTCCAAAACTTTTTTATTGTCTAAATCTTTTTTTTCTTCTTTAATTAATTCTTGTGGTGCTTTTAAATCATAATTCTCCACAAGATATAAAATTGCTTCTTTATTAGAAGATAAACCAAAATATTCTTTTACAAAAGTAAGAAAACCACCTTGATATACATCTGTGCTTCTTTTTCCAGAAGCCTTAAAATCTATCCACTTACCAGTTATAGGATCTATATATAATTTTCCTTTTTTGTCGTTTACAAAAGGAGAGTGAATAATAAATTCTCCCGTAGAATTTTTTTTAACATCAAATTCAGATGTAAAAAAATTTTGTATTAAAGCCGAAGGTATTTTCATATTTATTCCTTAAACTGATTTTACAGTTTCCTAAATTTTTTGTCAATTATTTTTCAAGTAATTATTTCATCTTTACTTCTAAAAACTGGGCATCTCTTTATTCCACCACTTGTTTTAAGATAGTGCTTACTTTTTTCTGGACAGTAAAAGAACAAGCCTTCCTCTTGTGCTTTTTTACAATACTTACATCCATAATAAGGAGGAACATAAGCATGTATTTTTTTTATCTGAGGTTGAGGAATTTCCTGAATTTCATAATACATATCAACTTCATCTTTCATATCAATTCTTTTAATAAAAGAATCAAGCTGATTATCTGAAATTAATTTATCTATTTTGTTTTTAAAAGGTAGCCTCGCATCAAACAAATAATTCAAGTTCTTTTTGTTAGTAGAGAAAAATTCAAACTTTTGTTTTAAATACTCGTCTGTTAATTCATATTTTATATTGACGAGTATTTCTATATTTTTTGGCTCTTTTATTATTTTCATATTTTTCCAGAAGCAATATCGTTTTGATATTGCTGATCGTATTTCATTATTGTATTAGCCAAATCAGAAACAACCTTTATTAAATTATCCATTTTCTTATTAAGAATGTTTTGATTATCTATAATTTGGCTAATATACATTTTTTCTTCTTTATCCATTAAGATGCTCCATTGCTTTGAATAAGCTCCATTACAGAACCTACTTCAAAAACATCATTCTCTCCACTCTCATACTGCTGTGCCATAGATTTCATAAGAAGAGAGGCATCTTTGAGTTTACCTTCTATAACATTTGCTACATCCTGCTTGATTGCTTTTTCCTCATCAGAAAGCTCCTTCTTTCTGTTTTTGATTTCCATATAGGCATCAAACTTAATTTTAATTTCACTAATCTCTTCTGGTGTTAAATTTGCTTTCAAACTCATTATTTTATATCTCCTATTTTGTCTCCTTTCCTGCTTCTATAATGCCTTTTTCAGACATTATTTTTCTAATCTCATCAATAGCCAAAGAAAGATTTTTACCACTTTCTTCCACTGTTGGAAATTCTGAGGTTATATCCCACTGTCCCAAACCTTTTGCTGTAAGAGAAAGGTTTATCCTAACTCTACTTGTTATGTTTACTTCTTCCATTACTCCTCCACTTTGTCTAAATCTACATCGTTTACTTTTGCAATCTGCTCTTGTTTATATCTTGTTTTAAGATACTGCTCATACTTCTTTACCATTTCCTGTGTAACAGAAACTCCGTCGGCAGTTTTATATTTTTCGCCTTCCATAAGTTTCTTCATAGGATTATAGTAAACAACTTTACCATCAATTACAAAAGGAGTTGGCGAACTTTCTCTAATCATTTTTTTCATCAACGCTTTTGTTCCTGGTAAATATCCGTTATCACTTTTTCTTTTTCTACTTGCTCTACCCATTTTTTTCTCCTATTTCTACTTTTAAATTCCATACCTTTAAGAAGGTAAAAGCCATATCAATTGCTTTTTCGCATAAATCAACATATTTTTCACCTTTTTCAAGACTGTCAACTTTTGGAAGCAAACTTACAGCTATACTTTTCAATTCTAATGGATTTATAACAGCTTCATTTGCTGCTGGAATTTCTCTTAATTTTTTTCTCTCTTTTGGCTCAACGACCTCTTTATTTTTATCAACATAAATATTATTTTCAAACTCTTCATCATTTTCAAGCTCTTCATCTGTTTTTTCTATTACTTTTTCTTTAGTACTTATTTTCATAGCTCTAAAACCTCCTTTTGCTTTTATACCTTCCCAACCACTAAAGTCAGCAACGGTTCCAATACTTCTTCTTACATCATCCATATTTTCCATATTAATTACCCATTTATCATACTCATAATTTCATCTATGCTGTCTTCTTGTTCAAAATTTTGAGCCTGAATGTCAGCATACCATTTATTTGTCCATTCATTATAGCAACTTCTCAAACCGTTGTCAAGCAAAAATTTCTCTATCGAATCTGTATCAAATTCATTCCAAGGTTTTTCAATTTCCTTTACAATTTCATCTTGATATTTCTGAGGAAATTTACGCAAGTCAATTATTTGCATTACAGTATCATACACTTCCTGATTTTCAGGTGTCATTTTTTTATTCCATAGCTGTTTATCCTCCAACATTTTTTCAAATGTTTTTGGACCTATACCTTTAAACGCTTTTATATTATCAGAAGGATCTCCTATCAGTGCTTTTTCAAGAAGGATATTCTCATTCTTTTCTACATTTGCCCTTTTAACAGGATTATATTGAGAAATTGTGTCAAAAAAATTCATCATTTGTGACAAATCTTTATCTGAGGAAATAATTTTTACCTCTTCGCCTTTTTCCGAATAATATTTACAAACTTGGTAGATACAGTCATCACCCTCGCAGTATGGAACCTTCAAACACTTGGTATGAAATAAGCTAAGAAAATCATATACTTGTTCCATAAGTGGGCCAACCCATTTATAATTTGGATCATCGTGATTACGATTGCTTTTATATGGAGGCCAGATGCTCTTTCTCCAGGCACAACTCGACTGCCCTTCGAAGCAAAAAATACAATCTTTATAAGACACAATGTAATCCATAAATTTACGAACTACCATATGAAAGAAAAGACCAAGATCTTCTTCTTTAATTACATAATCATCTCCATTTTTCATCTTTTGATCTTTAACAAAAACTGACCAAGTTATGAAGAATATGTTGGATGAGTCAACTGTACAAATCAATCTAATTCCTCCTTTAAAATATATTTATTAACTCCTTTAGAGCTTCCAAATCTTTTTGCAAGTCTACCTCTTAAAGTAGAAAGTTTTACTATTTCATTTGTAAATGGATCTAAACATAGTAATTTATTCCATTTTATATTATATTGTTTATTATAATCTTTTTCTTTTTCTGTTTTTGCATGGTTTAGTTTATATTTTTTTTTACTTTCTCTTACTTTCTCTTTATTTTTTTCTGCCCATTGTTTTTTATATTCTCTATAATGTTCTAACTGATTTTCGTATCTTATTCTATTATCAGAAAATCCACCAGCTTTTTTATTATAGCCCTGTTCTATAGAATTATATTCTTCAATTAGCCTCTTTTCATTTTTGTTCAATTCTTCTCTGGAACATTCTATCAAAACATCAAAAGTAAAATTTTCTAAGCCATATTTTAAAAAATCTTCTTTAAGTTCTTTATTACATCTTCCATTTATTTCTTGTTTCCATCTTCTAAAAATATCAATAGATTGCCCTATATAATTTTTTCCATTTATCAAATTAGTAATTTTATATATCCCTATCATTCTTTTATTTTAAATTATTTTAAAAAAATTGTCAATTAAAAAAAGCGACTTTTTAAAGTCGCTTGTGTTATTTATTAAAGTTTTGTTTTCTTTACTTTTACAATTTCATTTTCAACAGCATAAGACCATTTATACGGTTGATATTCACCATCAATTATTTCTCCGCAAGTTATACATCTTGGCAAGACTCCGGCTCCAACATTATAATATCCTTTTTTATCAAAAGAAACACTATGAGTATGTCCGCAAACAAATATTAAATTTTCTTCTTCGGCAACATCAACAAATTCTTTTATTTCTTTACTATTATCCTCTATATTTCCTAAAGCACAAGTTGGGTCATGTCCTGCCCACTTGCTAATTTTTCCCCATAGTCCAACCATAAAGCATACAAATCTATTTAAATATCTATACCAAAAATTATTTTGATGACCATGCATTATACAATAATGTTTATTGTTTGTAAAAAAATCAACCTGATCATACAATTCAATTCCTTGCATAAAAGGCTCTTCTTTTTTTGTATATGATAATATTCTATTATAAAAATCAGAAGGCTTTACATAAGCGTCGTGGTTTCCTTTTATGTAAATCAAATTTCCTCTTTTATAAATTTCTCCAAAAAGCCAAAATAAATCTTCGTGAACCGCTTCTATAAGCTTTATATCTTTTTCTTCTGCTAAATCTAAAGTATCTCCATTTAATATTACTACATAATCATTTTTATAATAATATTTTAAAGCTTCAAACATAAATAAATTATTTTTTAATGAATCATCATTTGCCCAACCAGCTCCTAAATGAAAATCACTAAGTATTACGACCTTTTTTTCAGTTTCTAATTTAAAAGCTTTATTTTCTTTTATAGATTTCTTTATATATTTCTTCATATTCTTAACTTTAAAAAAAGACCAGATTTTAAAATCTGGTCTTAAAAAATTATTACTTTAACAAAGCAAGAACATTTTGTGTTTGTGAATTGGCATTAGCAAGCATAGCTGTTGAACTCTGTGTAAGAATTTGATTTTTAACATATTCAACCATTTCGGCTGCCATGTCTGTATCTCTAATTCTTGATTCTGCTGCCTGTGTATTTTCAGAAGCAATATCAACACCTTTTTGAGCCATCTCCATTCTATTCTGATAAGCACCAAGATCTGCCCGCTGCTTATTAACAGTTTTCAAAGCCTCATCAACTGTTGCAAGCGTAATGTTTGCTTCATCTGGCGTAGCAATGCTCAATCCTTCACCATTACCCTGAGCATCTTTAAGACCAAGAGCCTGAGCTGTCATTGTTCCAATGTAAGCTCTGATACTTTGATTCATATTAGCACCAATCTGGAATTGCATTACCTGGTCTGATTCTTTTGCAAACCGACCAGTAAGCATATTCATTCCATTGAACGTAGCTGTTGATGCTATTCTATCTACCTCTGCTACGAGCTGTGACACTTCTACTTGAACCTGCATTCGATCTTCTGCCGAATAAACTCCATTTGATGACTGAACAGCAAGTTCTCTAATTCTCTGAAGAACATTTGTTGTTTCAGCAAGGTATCCTTCGGTTGTTTGAGTAAACGAAATAGCATCTCCTATGTTTCTTGACGCTTGATTTAGTCCTCTAATTTGAGAACGCATTTTCTCAGAAACTGCCAGCCCAGAAGCATCATTACCAGCTCTATTAATTTTCTCACCAGAAGAGAGTTTCTCGGCTGAATTCTGCAAATTACTCATTGTAATTCCTTCCATTCTATTAGCAAACATAGCACTAATATTATGTCCAATAATCATATTTATTTTTCCTCCTTGAATATTTATTATATTATCGGCATTTTTATTAAAAACTTTAGAAAATAAAATTTGCCTTTTCTAAACTATCTTCTAATTCTTCATCAAATAAATAATAATCGTTACCAAGAACTTCTTTTATCTTATTAAGTATCTTATCAGAATTTTTAAAAGACAAAACATATTTTCTTGTTGTTTCAAAATCATAATTGTCTCCACACTCTTTATTACAAAAATCAATAAATGATTTCGAAAATGACGGAAGCAAATCTTCAAATGGCATATTCTCTTCTATCACCATTTGTTGATTGATTGGCGATTTAAGCCAGTTAGAAAAACCTCCAACTCTTTTTATTGTTATGGCAGCATTTACTATTCCTTCAACAACAAGAACTTCTTCATCTTTTTTGTCGTGAAGACAAGGCAGATAGTTTAAATAAGTTTTCCAAGCTTGTTCATTACATAATTGCTGAGGAAATTTAAATCCATCCATTAAAGAAGCTTCTATAAATTTATCTGAATCATAATCGTTTCTAATACAAAACATAGAAGCTATTTTTATAAAATATGAAAAAAATTTTTCTTTTAATTGTGATAGCCTTCGTGGATATCTTTTAAAATAAAAAGGATAATAAGCTGATAAAAGTTTATTAGCCTCTATTTGTATTTTTTCCTCTATATTCATAAAAAATATTATAATATAAAATTAAATTTTTGTAAAGAAAATCAACCAAACAAATTAGAACTATCTAATACAAAAACATAATAATTAACTGTTAACTTCCTCTGCTGTTTTTGGTTTTATGTTAACTTCTGCTGTTTCTTTCTCATTTGGGTTATTATTTACAGGTGGCTTCATTTGTGCTTTGGCCTGTTCTATATTTTTTTCTTGTTTGTGAGCTTTCAGCTCAGCAGCCACTGCTTCAAGCTTTTGCTTATCCTCGCTATTTAAATTATTTTTCAACTGCTCTAAATTTTTAATATTATTGTCTGTCGTTTTATTATCAGGCTCAATACCTTTCATAGAAAGATCAATAACTTCTTTTAATGTCATATATTAACTCCTTTATTGCTGATTTTGCTGTTGATGCTGAACATTTTGCTGTTGTTGTGGTTGCTGATTTTTTATCAATAGCAACTCTTGCTGTAGCCTATTAAGCCACTGTGCGTCAGCAGATTTATCTTGCGCCGCTCTGTCAGCATATTTTTTTACTATTTGTGCTAATGTTCCTGCTTCATCTGGTTTTAATTGTTCATCTATTATATTTCTAAGCGTTTTCTTCATACAATTAACTTTAAGTTAATTATATAATTATGTTTAAATATAATGAACTTTCAGATTTACTAACAGGCGAATTAGTAAAACCAATTAAATTTAAAAACGATAAAATAGTATGTCTCAACGAAAACCTAGAAATCGTAGAATACGATTTTGAAGATTTTGATTTTGATAAGACACCAGAAGAACGAATGTTTATAGTTGATGATCCTACTCAACAAGAACAACAAGAACAGCAAGAACAAGAAGAAAAAGAACAACAAGAACAGCAAGAACAAGAAGAAAAAGAACAACAAGAACAAGAAGAATTATCAGATGATAAATCTGGATTTTTAAGCGAAGAAAAAAAAATAAATTTCTTACTGCGTCTTGGTTATAGCACAAAAGAGGCTATAAAAATGAATGTATATAGAGACGTTATTATTTAATAATTAAAATGACTTTTCTCTTTCTCTATTCCTTTTAAAGTTTTTTCAAGCGTCTTAGAATGTCTTTTTGTTCCAGCTAAATATTCATCACTAATGTAATGTTCTCCTTTAATTGCTTTTTCAGAATTATCCAAATCTGTTTTTTTCAGCCCAGAATTTTTTAATAATTCTCTTCTGTCTTTTCTATACATATTATCCAAAGCATAAGCATTAGCTTTCCCTTCACTATCAACAACATTTTCAGTTGAATCATGCAATGTATCAACTATATCACTTTCACCAGTTTCTATAACTTCTTTTAAAAATTCATACAAATGACCATATTCATGTAACACTATTAATTTTCTAATACATTTTCTAATTTTTT